TGGAAGTGGCGGATCATTTAAGCCTTTAGCTTTTTTGACTGCTGGGACCGAGCGGCTGCAAATATCCAGCTCGGGCACGTCCACATTTGCGAGTACCGTTCAAGTAGGTGGTAATCCATTCCCAGGTACAGCAACTGGTTTTGCTGCTTACATCGATGGTTCTATAGCTTTAAGTTCTGCTAGTGCATCTGGAACAATATTTTTTGGATACACTACAGGCAGTAGCACCCAGACCACGACTATCACGGGTGGTGGCACCGCGACATTTGCTGGCAGCGTCATTTCTGGATCATTAGCACCAGGAGGAGGTGGTGGTAACTACTTATCTGTTGGTGAGGTTGCCGCTTACTCCCCAGCCGCTGGTAATCATGTTTGGAGAGGATGGAATGCTTCTAGTAGTCCAAATGTCAACACTTCCCAAATTTTTGCTAATGGAAATTCTGTATTTGCTGGCACGGTCTCAGCGCAAGGCTCAGTTCTTACTTCAGATCAACGCTTCAAAGAAAACATTACTGATGCAAACCCACAGCTTGTTGATGTAACTGCTCTTGGTAATAAACTGCGTAACTGGGATTGGACTGCTGACGCTCCTGTCGCTGATAAAGACACACGTTTCCTTGGTCTTGTTGCACAAGAAGCTGAAACAATCTGTCCTGGCATTGTCACTACAGTTGCACGTACAAAAGATGGCGCTGAACTAACCCCTGAGGTTGTTGTCCCTGCTGTTTATGAAACAAAAACAGTTCCGGCTGTACTTGATGACAAAGGCGAAGTTGTTAAAGCTGAAACCACTGAACAAGTTCTTGTCACTGCAGAGCAAGTAACACCAGCTACTTACGAACAACTAGACGACTCCTACAAAGGAATTAAGAACGATATTCTGATTATGAAACTGCTTGGAGCAGTTGCTGAACTTTCAGCCAAAGTCGCAGCTCTTGAAGCTGGCTGACAGTAAACCGCCCCGTGGCAACGCGGGGTTTTCGTTCGGTCTTTCTAAATTTCGCCGTTTATAATTAGGTGTAATCTTAGGCATCATTGTTGATATGTCTGTTTCATACGATTGGTCTATCGCAGACCTCAACAGGAAGACAGAGGACGGCTTCGTCTGTACTGTTCATTGGCGTATTGATGCGTCTAATGATGCTTATTCAGAAGGTGCTTATGGCTCCATTGGCCTAGAGCGCCCCGAATCACTTATCCCGTTCGATCAACTCACTGCTGAGCAGGTCGTGCAGTGGGTCAAAGACTATTTTGGCGAGGAGAAAGTAGCTGAAATTGAAGCCGCTTTGGCCGCCAGGATCAGCGAAAAGCAGAATCCAACAGAAGCGTTGGGCCTGCCTTCTTCATGGGCAGCGGCCTAGTCAGAATTGTCAGTTGTATGACAAGCCTCGTTTGGCGACGAGGCTTGTTCCTGACATGACTAAGATAGACAGTGAAAGACGACAAGCTTTATCGTGATCGAGCCTGGAAAATACGACATCACCATCTACCAAGGCGGCACTTTCAAGCTGGATTTGCAATACAAAGATTCAAGCAGCAATCCAGTGAACATGACGGGCTATGTGGTCACGGCTAAATTATTTAGCCGCAAGGGAAACAATTTATTGGCCACCTTCACCAATACCTTTACTGCGCAGTCTGACGGCAAGTTTCAGATGTCATTAACACCCGCTCAAACGTCTGCAATTACTGAACAGGGGCAATATGACGTGTTGATTCAAGAGCCTGGTGGCGACAAATACTTTCTATTGCAAGGCAATGCTTTTCTTGACATTGGGCTCTCTAGCCAGTAAATAGATAGCATGGAAATACTGATGACAGGGAACTAATGACTACTGTCGCTTTAACTGGCCCAGTTAGATCAGTAGTAGGAGTTACTGAAGTAGTAAATCGCGTCGTAGTCTCAGATGTAAGCACTTTTGTAAGCGTTACAAAGTCAGACACATCTGTCGTTATTACGCAGCCTGTTTCTAGTAGTGTTGTTGAACTTACAGCAACAGGTCCATCAGTTGTAATTTCTCAACCATCTGATCCTAGAATTATTCAGATATCTTCAGCAGGGCCGTCTGGTCCTGCCTTTTCTGGAGTGCATTACTTTGACTTAGACCAGTTAAGTGGACTAAGTGGAAGCGATGTAGGCAAAGTTCTCAACTGGAACGGAAACATTTTCGTCCCAACGGACGACTTGTCCGCCAATTTAACACTTAATGGAGGAGCGTTTTAATGTCAGCCGTCACAATCAAGATTAAACGTAGAGCCTCCACAGGTGCCAGTGGAGCGCCAACTTCGCTTAAATCAGGTGAGTTGGCATTCAATGAAAATGTCAGTGACAAGCAGCTTTATTATGGCTATGGCGATGATGGCAGTGGCAATGCCACGAGTGTTGATGCAGTAGCAGGAAGTGTTTTTGTTCGCGGGCAAGTTTCTGCCGATTCGAGTTCTGGTGTTTCTTACGCCAGCGGAACTGGTGAGTTTAGTCTTAGCAGTATTCCAAATAGCAGCTTGGCAAATAGTGCCATCACGCTGAACGGAAGTTCTGTTTCGTTGGGCGGCACTGCCACCATTGACTCATCTTTAAATGTAAGCGACGGCAGCACTTCCTCTACTGTGGCGGGTGGGGGCACTCTTACTGTTCAGGGAACTAGCAACGAAGTCACTGTTGACAACAGCAGTAACACGCTGACTGTTGGATTGCCTGACAACGTGACAGTTGCTGGCAACTTGATCGTTAGCGGAACTGCCACGATTAATGGTGCTGTCACGACTGTCAACAGCACCACTTTGACAGTTGATGACAAGAATATTGAGCTTGGTTCTGTCGCCACTCCTACTGACACCACTGCCGATGGCGGAGGCTTGACTCTTCTCGGCGCCACTAACAAAACAATTAAATGGCTTAACGCCACTGATTGCTGGACTTTTAATCAGCCAATTAATGTCACAAGTGGAGGGCTCAAGATTGGAGGCACTGAGGTAATTAATTCATCCCGCTCCCTGATTAATGTAGTCGTAGATGGCGGCACGTTTTGAAGCACAATTAAGGTTGTTGTTTGTAGCGTATTTTTCTTATAATTGACAAAGACTGCAGTTGTACTTGTGGAGCCAGTTTTACCAGTAAGCATCGTGCTTGGCATTGGGGCTGGCGCTCTCTCTGCCCTAGTAACTTTAGGTCGCAAGTTCGAGGGAATTGACCAAAAGCAGCAGTCTCACTTATTTCTGATGGAGAAGCGTATGGACGCCATTGAACTGCGCTTGGCTCAAGATTACGTTGATAAGACAGACTTGCAAAACATCCTTGAACGGCTTGATGCTCGAATTGACAGGATGGATTACAAGCTTGATCAAATTTTGATTGGCTACAACAAGATGCCACCTCCTCAGATTTGACAGGACTATAATTTGGCTTGACGTATCGCAAAACTTTTAAAGTTTATGGCGACTAGAACAAAAATTGGAATCAACGGCCAGAAGTTGAACGAAGTTCGACACGACAAAAAGACCAGGCAAGGTCAAGGTCGCAACAGTCGTCCTTCGCATGGGCGCAAATTGAGCAGAGGACAAGGCAAAAGGTGAGTCAGTTTCTCTTGAACTGACCGTCAATTCGCCATGTTATTCGCATGGGGCCTCCTAAGAGGGAGTCCCCCTCCTCCTCGATAATCACTGAAGGCACAATGGCGTCAAGCACAGGAGTGACCTTCGCTTTGGGGTACATTTCTCGTGCTTTTTTGGCAAGCTTGTTTGACATTGCATTGCGATGATCCTCCACCCATTCATGCATGAGCTGCTTGCCTTGGTTGTCAACTGATTTCATGACATGTGCTGTTTTCCATTGCGCCCAATCAGGGCGACAATGGTTCATCATGCGACAAAACAAGGAATTGCTTTTTAGGGACTGTTTCTTTTCCAAGAAAAACAACCCCATTTGATAGCAAAATGCTCGAACCAGTCCCCAGTTAGTCATTGCGATACAAACATTGCCCAACCATTGGACCCGCCAACGCGCCAGCGAGGAATCCAGCAACGTTTGCTGTATCGAACGGCTTTTCCGCCCGTAGCGTTTAGGTAAGAGCCATTGACGATGTCAGCCTCTCCGTAGGGGTCGTGGTGAATGAAGTCGGTTTCTGTATAGCCAATAATTACAGACCAGTGCCCTCCGCCAACAGGCTCGTGGTATGGACCGTAGTGAAGCCATCCCACAGCAACTGGACGACCTTGATCAATTTCGTCTGTAATAGCTCTTACCGTGACGGCAGTACAAAAAAGAGGCTTTAGGTCAAGTGATTGCAAAGTTTCCACTTGAGCGTTGCTATCCGTAGTGTCGCCATAGCGGCGCCTGAATAGGTTGTAATCGTCGTCAGACGTGATTGCCCCGTGAAAGGCGGCAAGCATCGCACAGGAGCTGCTGAAGCACTCTCTGAAGCCCTGTCCAGACTGATTGTCGCGCTGGCTGAAGTAAGGGACTGTTAATGGATTTTTGCTATGAGAAAACGCTGGTTTTGCAGGGCCTGCTCGATATAAGAGCGCAAACTCACTTAGCTCTTCTGGAGTAAGCCGTTCTTCAAGGTAATTCCAAGCAGCCACTTGGTGACTATCTTCTTTGTAGTACTTGGCAGCATTTGTAAGGCGAATAGGATTTCGCACTGATGAATACTCCGTTATTAAGCAGATAAGTTTTTGAGGGTAGTCAGGATCTGTTGCGTAACCTTCTGAAGACAAGGCGTAAGCAGCGTCTTCGATCGTCGAACAGTTATTGATTCCTTTATAAACCCTATAATCCTTGTACCAAATTTTTACAAGGTATTCAATGCAGGCGGCCAAAGATGGGAAATCAATAAATCTATCTTTCAGCGTCACCCATTGACCGTCAATAAATTCTTTCGTGACACAATTAGTGCCTCCGCCTTTGAGTCCAAAGTAATTGAACTCACCTGAAACGTGTTTACCGTAGCCGCTTTCAAGAGCCCATTGAGCTGCGACCAGTTCGCCAAACTTAGCGCCCACGCTTTCGGCGTAGGCGCTCACTCCGTCCCAAGTATTGTTAACCATTAGTCAAAGGCATTCATTGAATGACGATAACAGTTCAGCGCTTTTGTGTTGGGAAAACACGCTTAAGGATGGAGACCAACAGTTGAACCGTGGAATTCTCCTTCATCGGAGTGACAGCAATAATGTGCTCCAAGGCTCCAACTACTACGGCGCCAACAACAAACCATTCAGCAGGGGTCATAACAATAATCAAAAATGTCAATTCTACGCTAGCGACAAATCTTAGCTAGTCACACAAGCTTTGAAATTGGTCGTTTATATGGTTCCCGACTTTGGCAAAAACTAAATAGATTAGATGCAACAACTGAAGAGAGCTTCATGTTTGTTGCCTATGAGCCTGAAGATTATCTCAAAAGCCTCATCGAAGTCCGAAAAGCAGATGCCCGGCGATTATTCAGAAAAGCGATATATAACGACTACCCATTGCGAGGGCCAAAAAGTCAGCCAGCTTGTGCATATTGTGGAGAGTGGAATGACAATTTAACGATTGACCACATAATTCCTAAGAGCAAAGGAGGCCCTCATTTTGCGAGATGGAATTTAGCGCCAGCATGTGAAACTTGCAACTTGTCAAAAACAAACTGTCCCGTGTTTGAATGGTGGCGTCCTATGCAGTTCTGGACACCAGAAAGAGAGGAGATTTTGACTTCATGGATTTACTGCAATAGCTTCCTTGATGCACACATGCGTCAAGCGGAGTACTGGCAGTTTCTTGCTTCTAAGCGAGTAGTGCAGAAGGCGATTAGATATACGACAAAAATGAAAAAAGAGCCTCGTTACGGCTCCTTTTCTTTATCAGACCTGGCTCAGTTAGAGCTAGTTATGCATCATTAATAGGACTGAAATAGTCGTTGTCTTTAGAAAGATTTTGCCAAGTTTCACTCGGCCCATGTCGTACTGCTGGCATCGGGCAAAAGCCATCTCGACATTCGTCGAAAGATTCCTCTTGTCTATTAAATTCAAGAAGTGTTTTTAAGTACCATTCAGCCTTTTCTAGGCTTTGAATGCCTCCCTTCTTTTTTTCACGCCACAAATACTTGGCGACATTACCTTTCAAGAAACCTTTGTATTCTTCTGGCGTTAGCTGAGCCTCGATAGATTCGATGCATTCGATAGGTCCAGAGGTATAGTGTTCGGGAGCGTTTACGGGATCAAAAGGCTTTGCCATTGGCATAGAAAGCGTCAAATGCTTCGGGAACTATAGACTCTCCAATCTCTGACATCAGGTCGGCATAAGCGCGGATTTCCCACTGAGCATCTTTTGGCATGCGCAAGCTGAGAAAATGTAATAGCGCTTGAAGGCTGCAGGTCCAAACGAATGTGGTGTAGTGACAAGTGGGAAGAATTCCACGAGCCTGTTCCTTGCTTACGCCTGCAGCGATAAGAGTCTTGTAGGCGTCTTTACACGCATCCAAGGCGTCAGAATAAGCCGCTTCTGCAATGGCATGCCTACGCCCTTGCACCGGCCCTGCTGAAGCTTGCTTGTTGCTTTTACTTTGCTCTCGAAATTCATTAGGAAGGTAGAACTGCTCCTCGTCAGCAACGCAATAGCGAAAACTTTTCTCGTTCCATCCCAGTTGCTCATTTGCGAACGTGCCACCAATAACATGCTTCCACCATTGCCTTGCCACAAACAATGGTGCTTTTACTTGCCATTTAAAAACAACCCCTCGGAACGGGCTGGTGTGCTTATGGGCAACCAAATAGTTCAAGAGCTTTTGGTCTTTATCGGTAAATTCTGGGCTTTCAGCATCAAAGCTTTGACGAGCATCGTTGACAATGTCAATCGAGCTGCCCATATAGTCCAAAAGCCTTAACGAGCTGATGCCATCGCCAAGGGGATCGTAAATAGCGAAATCAGTCACGGCAGGTAATCCGAGAACATTGTGCAGTCGTCATATACTTTCCTGTGATAGGTGCTGATGTCAAGAGAGACTTTCTTAAGATCTCGCAAGAGATAGTCGATGCCCATTTCTGGGCCATCACCACCCATGTATTCATCAATGCATTCCATCAAACGCTCATAGCGGTGAATCTCGTAGCTCTTGTTTGGTTGAGAGAAAGTCATTCGGGGCGAAGCCTTGAAAGTGCATGAATACCAATGTGAGCCGGATGCGAAACACCTTTGTCCCAAGCGACTTGCGCTTTAGAGCATTGGCGTCCACGACGATCCTTGACAGATAATAGAGACAAAATGACCCCTCGGAACCCAGAATGAATCCATCCATCTGAAGTGAGAGACAAAAGAATCACTCGTTCGCCAATTAAATATTTATGCCTCCTTGTACTGCGACGAGAGTTGTTGAACTTAGAAAACGGAAGAACCGTAAGCTTGTGTTCGGAGTTTTCACCAGGCTTCACGGCAGCAGTCAACACCTGTCTAGTCAGAATTGTTTACGCTGAAACAAAGGTTAAAAAATATGGAATACAGCATTCCTGTAATCGTTAACTACGATGGAGAGAAATATCTCTTCGACATGGGGCCATTTGAAAGAAGCTTGGAGAGAGAGTTTGCTCTTTCCATCCAACAAAAAGCCATCAAGGACTGTCGGAGCACTGAGCAGCTTCGAGATGTTTCTTTGAGCTTGCTTGAGGGCTGGAGCAACATGCAAGAAGCTTTGCAAAAACTTGTCATGGAAAACATTGAATTGCGACAAGCCATGACTTTGCAAGATAGTGAACTGAAAGTTGCTGAAGAGTTGATGACTGAAGCTGCTAAGACGATTGAGATGCAACAAAAGCAGCAATCATCTCAATCCAAGAACGGTCCTTGGCCGTGGTCGAAGTAAGCAAGAAAACTTTCCAGCCACTCATCATCGCCAGGTTAAATTTTCTCGCATCACGGTCGTAGCCTGATCCACTGACATGCCTGCCGCGCATATAAGTGCCTCCTTGAATTTCGATGATGCATTTGCTTGCCGGATGCGCAAAGTCAGCTCTGTAACGCTTTGAGCGCTTAGATTTGGCATATCGTTTTTGAAAATCAAGTTCCCATTCCTCGACATCACTAAACTCTCGCTCTAGTTGAATGGACGGAAATTGAGCTTGCCATAGTTCTAGGAACTGATCTTCAAGAGCGGACACGTTGACACAAAATTACTGACTACATCGTAGGCAGGTCGCGAAGAACTTCTAGCTTCTTGGCATAGGCATCCCAGTCATCTTCAGGACGACAGCCATCGTTGTAGAGATAAATCACGCCATGACTTTCGACATCTTTGTATGAGAGAAGATCGTGCTGTTCAACAGTTATCTCTTTAACGCGAGAAGAAGGAGGTGCATCTTCGAGCTTGATCTGGGCGTTGCAATCTCCTCCGAGAGGCTTGTAGCGCCTGTTCAAGACAATCCAGCCTCCGATTGCGTCGTCTTCCATTAGCAATAAGCAGTATGGAAGCATGTTTACTCTGAACGAGTTACCCATCAAATTAAAGAAAAGAAGTTTTGCAGGAAAAGTCAGACTTTAGCGGTCATCGCCATTGCCTTTAATCTTGCCGCGCTGCGCTCGATCTGCCAGCTTTTCAAGGTTTTGCTGAGCAACATTGGAAAGATCGACATTAAGTTCAGAAGCGATTTGCGCGACATACCAGAGTACATCTCCTAGTTCTTTAGAAATAGCGGCACGAGCGTCATTATCAAACACTCCATCCTTATCTCGGATGACCTTTTTAACTTTCTCTGCAACTTCACCAGCTTCGCCGGAAAGTCCCAGGGTTGGATAAGTCATGTTAGAACCTACGTTGGGATAGATGGCGGTTCTTCGAGCTTGATTCTGGTATTCGTTGATGTCTAGAGACGAACAATGAGTCATGGAAATTAAAGAGGACAAAGAAAGAGTGGCAGGGGCACCATGAGGTGCCCCCAAGCGAATCAGAACAGATCGTCTCCTGTGTCAGCCGCAGCAGCAGTTGAAGAAGCAGGAGCAGCCACTGGCTCGCCGTTCTCGACGTTTAACCAGCACTTGCCATAGCTTTTTACTCCATTGTCGTCTCCAGGGATAGAGGCAGGGCCAGACAAGTGTGGAGCACGCTCGTTTGCTCGCTTGTCGTCGTACCACATTGCAACATCAACGTCGTACTTTCCTCGCTCATTTTTTCCTTTTTTTGCCAGGGCATTAAGGAACTCAGGAGTGAGATTGAAGGTGCCTTTGATTACAGGACGTGCAGACATGGATGAAAAAAAAGAAGTGTACAAAAGTAATGGAAAGGGTTATGCACCCTTATCCATTGCGATGAAGAATGGCATTCCGCCTGGATAGTGTTCTTGAAAGAACTTTTCCGTTTTAGAAGCCATTACTCCACCTTGAGCGATTAGCTCGCCTCCATCGAGGCTCACAATTTGAGCCTCTTGACCCTTCTTGGTATCAGGGTCATAAATGGAGATCGCACAATGCGCTTGATCGACTTCGATGTCATACATCTGTTCGATCGCTTGTGCGTAAGCTCCCAACTGCATTCGATAGTCCGCAAGTTGGTAGTCAGGTTTCTCCTTATAGCTGGTTTTCCAATCCAAGAGAGCAAAATTGCCATCTTTCATGGTCGCCAGCATGTCAAAAGTTCCGGCATAGCCGATTTCTCTTGACGGACAAAACCAACAGATTGCGCTTTCGACGAGCTGAGGCTCGTCAATGCGCTCAAGAAAGCTCAGAATACTCTCGTAATACGGAATGTATTGCGGGAATTGATCAAGGTGAGATTCAATATCTTCACCATTGAATTGATCTTCTAGAACTCCGTGCAGCCAGTTTCCTCGCTCCACGGCATTTCTTGTGCGACGATTTGCCTCGGCATTGCCAACGCGCTTGCGCCAATTAATAAGCGCCATGGTCTTGCCTACAGGAGCAGTGGCCGAAGCCACTGTTGTGACTGATGGCAGGACGAGCCCAGGCGCGACGTTTGGCATCTCATCAGCAACGTAATAACGCTTCTTGTTGATCTGCAATCGATTGGGATCGTAGCGCTTGAATTTCATAAGCTTTTCAAGTTGAATGTCGAAGCAGGCCAATAATTAATTTCCATACGTTGTAGCCAAAGACCCAGGCAGCAAACCCGCCTGCGCTAACGACCACAAATAAACCAAGTGGATCATCGGAGTAATTCTCAGAGAGGGCTAGTAAGGGGGCCATCTTTAGGATCAAAGCAAACGGTGCCAGCGAAAGCCCGCGCTAAGCGGGCTGCGGCAACGTCAACTTTTTTGACAGGTAAAAAGCGGCAACAGCATTGTTAATGCCTTCCAGCCCTTCAGTCTTTGCAGTGCGAATGGCGGCAAGATCCTTGGTCATTGCGGCCTTTGTGATTTTGACACCATTGTTTTTTGTCCAAGCACTAACCAGCGTGGTAACCACGTTGAGGTAATCATCTGTGCTTTTGATGTCACTGCCACGAGCAAGGCCGATGTTTTCCAGAGCTGATTTAACAGCGACCTGACAAGCCTTTGTATCGTCGAAGTGCAATGGATTGGCATTGCAGAAACTCAGCAAAGCTTCCCTTCCGTCAAAGGACTCAGTAGATTTTTCCGGGCTGGGGCTTGCAACTTCTGCTGGTTTAGATGCAGTTTTGTTTGAAGCTTGCTGTTCTTCTTTAGGAATGTCTTCGCCTGCATAAAGACGAAGGCCAAGCCCTGTGAAGGTAGCAATGCACTTAACTGCAGCACGTTGACAGTTGTCGCTAATGAAACGAGCGTCAAGCTCTTTGCATGCATTGTGCTTCCTGTCCATCAAGGGAAAGACAAGGGCAACACTGCGCCGACAACCATCAGTTAAATAGGGTCGAACGTAGTAAGCACCAGGACCACCGAAAACGACTTCCCCAATAGTTTTCTCTTCAAAAGCGACAAAGAAGGTTGGGAAGTGTTGCTTGAGGTAGCGATAAGCAAAAGGCCACGACAAGTAAGAGAGCCCCTTGTAGTCCTTCTCGATGTGAGGGGCAATGTCGGAAGTGTCATAAGCCGATTTGAATTGATCTGCTGTGATTTCAAGCGGATTGAACAGACCGGCAAAGCGGTCAGTGAGAGTTTGTTGTGCGATTTCAGAAGTCATCGACATTTCTTTAGTAATAGGTGCTTTGTCCATGACAAGCGGTTTTTTGAGGAGAGGAGGCTCGGAGTTTTTCCTGGTCGTAGAAAATTACAAGGTGCTTGGGAGTGGCTTCAGTCATAACAAGGCTGTCTCCTGGAAGAGGCCAGTCATTAACAGACCGAATGTCGGTGACATCCTCGTACTCGCTCGAATCGAAGACATCGCCATAAACAACGCTTTCGCTAAACAGCTTGACATCACAGTCAGGATTTTGTTGCAGATAGCTCCTGAGATGCAGGGCTAGTTCAGAGACTTTCATCTGAAATTTAAGTGTCAGAAGGAACTGTGGATTGAGAATGATCCATGCATTCCTTCCAAGCACTGTTGGATAGAGATGCACTGCCTTCCCAGATAGGAGTGGATCGAATCAACCGTTCAAGAATTTCGCTACATGAAAGTCGTGCTTCGTGAGCAATTTCTCCAAGGTGGACAAAAGCGGAATCAGTGAGAGTGATGTGCCGACGTTTCTTTGGTTCGCCGTGAAGATTCTTTTTCATGGAAGGGCGTTTGAGCTCATTGAACTTCGCGTCTCGGCACAACATACACATCGTGGGTTGATTGGGTAGGGGGCAATTAAGTAGAAATCATAAAGCCAGTGCAACTGCCATTAAGGGGACATTAACATTCGGCCTGATTCTTGCGTGATTCCATCTAACTGCTAGAACTGCCAGGCATGACCACTAGATATGGCGTTCGACATCCGAGATCATGTTGCGAAACTTGAGGAATCCGACAAGCGCGGAAAATTCATTTGTCCAGCATGCGGCGGCAATGATTTCACTTTCAGTGAGAGTGATGGAAGCTACAACTGTTGGAATGATCCAAGCCATAAGCACCGTGCTGAGATAAGAAACGCCCTCTCTCCTTTGAAGCGGTGGGAACGTCCAGCCAGGATTGCATCTTCCTATAAATTTCCGTACAAGAACCGGGATGGCCAGGATGTTTTGGTTGTTTCACGAGACGACACCAGCGGCAAAAAGATCATCCGCCAAGAGTATCCAACCATTCCTCAAGAGGCCCCTCAAAGGAAGGTCCAAATTGGTGAGTTAAGGGCAACCGTCATGCCGTATAGGTATGAAGAAGCCTTGGCTGCAGCCGCTGTTAAAAAGGCTCCTCTTTTCCTGGTCGAAGGTGAGTTGAGCTGCGACAAAATGTGGTCTGTTGGACTCCCAGCAGTCACATTTCTTGGAGGCAGCGGCCAGTACCGCTCCAACGGTGACTACACCACTTTGTTCAAAGGACACAGAATTGTTTTGTGTCCTGATCGTGACGAGCCGGGTGTTGCCTTGATGAAAGAGGTGGCGTCAGACAATCCCGGCGCTCAATTCCTTTATGCAGAACCTGATTCTTTTGAATGGGACAATCTTCCACAACTTGGCGGATATGACGTTGGTGATTGGATTGATGAAGGTGCTGATGAAGAGTTGATTCTTTCAAGCATTGTCTCGAAAGACAGGCATGAAGGCAAAGATGGAAAGCCTTCTTATGAAGAGATCATGACCACCCTGGAAGGGATGGTTGGCCTTTATGGCAACGACAATGCTGCGCGGATTGCATATGAAACACAGCAATGGCTGACTTCACATGGCATCAAGATGCCCACCAGTGTCGTTGACAAGATCCTTGCTGAAGCCCGAACCAGGGTTATTGGCAAGGAGGAGATGGAAGTCCTCGACGCCAAGCGCATCGCTTTATCTGGCGACACTCGCAAGTGGACTATCGCTGGCATTCTTCCAGAAAGCAGTGTCATGCTCCTGGCAGCAGCACCAGGAACGGGCAAGTCCACCATGCTTTACAACTGGGCTCTTAGCGTTGCAACTGGTCGCTCATGGAGTAAGCGACGCTGCAAGAAAGGCAAAGTTCTCATTATTCAATGCGATGAGCCTGTTGTTGATGCCGCAGAAAAGCTTGACATCATTGGTTTTGGAGAAGACGGACTTGAATATGACGACGTTGGTTTTGTTGAAGTTTGGCGCTTTGATCAGGTGCCTCAACTGTTAGAGCGCATTAAAAAAGATCGGCCTCAATTGATCGTCATCGACAGCCTTACCTCATGTCTGGCTGGGATGGACGTGGATTTAATTCGGTCAGATGCAGGTAACTGTATCTATGAGCTTCGCGATATCGCCAATCAATATGGTTGCAGCATTGTGATCCTGCACCACTTAAACAAAAGCGGCGGCATTCGAGACAGCAGCTCTTTCGAGGCTAATGTCTCGGAAGTTGTAAAGCTTTACAAACCTGATAACAATCCAGATCCTCATCAATTCATGCTGGAGTGGATCAAAAGTCGTTCTGGTCTTGCTGGTAAGCACTATTTGCAACGTGACGATGCGAGTTATGGATGGACATATATGGGTCCAGTCAATGGAGAAAGGAACGATCTGGAACGACTTGTCAATGCACTAGACAATCGTCCGGGAAATCGGTTTACACGAAGTCAGGCAGCAAGTGCTATTGGCAGTTATGACAACACAACGACGGGTCGCCTGCTTGAGCAGGCTCGCCGTCAAGGATTAATTTCTAGTTCCTGGGAAGTATCAGAAGATCGAAGAACTCGTTTATATCACTCCTGGGATTACAAAGAAGTGGATATTACTAACGCTTTTGAAGAACAGCCCGTTTCACCAAAGAAACAAGAAGATTTCGGACTGTTTTAAATTCCAGGGGGACATTAAGCACCATCCCCCTGCCCACCCCTTCGCTGCTTGGTGGGTTTTTTAATTGTAATGCGAATTTAACTAAAATGACAAGACATTAAGATTCCTTGTCATGGCGTTTGAACATCATCCCGGTTTGCATGCGCTGTGGTTGAGAAATGAACAGCAAGCATCGAAAGATCTCGTGCGAACAACGACAAAGGATCTCGTGCAAGCGACGGAAGAAGACAAGCTCGATGAGGAGGACGATGAACCTTCTGCGGAGCCTGTCGAGCTAAAAGCAAAGCGCAGAGCGCGAAGGCGCAAACCTGCTCGCGACCGTATGGACAATTGAACAGTTGCCACAATAGAATTTGACATGGGGGTGTAGACTCACGAACGAGTGAGCAACCCTCACTGAAAAGAAAGCAGATATCTATCAGCGCAGGAGCCGCCCAAAGCGGCGACGAAGCGTCTGCCAATCGCAAAATTGTCTGCCATCATATGGCATGAATCAATAAGCAGCATGATTAAAGCACCGAGAGCAGTAGATTCTCTGCCGTCGCTAGAACACAAAGGTGTTGAAATTATCTGTCGGATACATTACGGATTCTCTACTCCAACCAGAGGTCCATTGCCTGCAGCTCGACATCTTTATGGAGCCGTGAGCCCTCAAGGCGAACGGCACTGGCGAAACAGTCTTCAAGCAATTAAAGAATTGATAGATCATCGCTTTAATGTAAAAAAACAAAAATCATAATCAATGGCTCGCCCTGATATTGAATTCGACAATCCAGAAAAAGAATTAGCCTATGGAACAAAAGTCCTGCTTGAGGCAGGACTTTCTCCAGAGGACATTGCAAAAATTCGCGAGAAGCAAAAACCTGGACTGATGCTGGGCAAAGACATGGTGGGCATGCGTCGATATATGGTGCAAGAGCTGTTAGCTGCAAAACTGAGCAACCGTCAAATCGCAAATGTTCTACAGCTTTCCAAGGAAACTGTTCATGCAGACAGAAGCCATAATCGAGCTCTCTATACGGAAAAACTTCTCGCTTCCGCAGACGTGCATCGGGCACGTCTGCTTAAAGAGCAAATGGAATTGAAGGATCAGGCTCTTCAAGGTTTTGATGAAAGCAGGCGCAGAAAGACCACCACCATCCAGGACGGTGATGAAGGTAAGTCAAGCACTTCTATTCGCATTGAAGAAAGTGCTGGTGACCACGGTTTTTTGAATGTCGCAAAAAACGCCCTGGTGGAGCAGGCCAAGCTTTTAGGGCTGCATGAATTAAAACATGAAGAGAATCAGGACAAAAGTTATAGACAGTTTTTACAAGACTTGTCTAAGACCATTGACAAAGAAAAGGAAATTAAGCAGGTCGATGACCTGAGAGAAGGGGCTCTACCTGTGGAAGCTGAAGACATTGCAGATCAAGATAGGGGTATCAGCTTTAAGCAAAGCGAAGAGCCTGACAAAGGTCCAGACGGAAAAGCTTTATCTGATCTTTCGATCAACAACTATTGACGAATGTCATTAAGGTTGTCAAGATACACCTGTCGCTCAAATCTTTTGTCTTCTCAATTCAGCAGTGTTGAAGACTTCCTTCGCAAAGCGAGAGAAGCCAAAACCTCACAGCGCCGTGAGGTCGAAGAACTCATTGAAGGCCACTTTGATGACCCTCACCTCATTGCAGTACCGCCAAAGCTTGGCGAGTGTTTTCAGGAACTTTCTGAAATGTATGGCGATGAAGCCTTACGGCAAATTGCATTGTTTGCTCTTGGTAAGTGGTTCGCAATGCACACCAACGTTGTTGACGACTTGATGACACAAGGCAGCCACCATGCCGCCTTGTCAACCACGATGGACGCCACTCGCATTAGTCAGTGCATTTCCACTTTGGAAGTGGTTGGCAGCTTTAGTGGTTACGACGACTGGCGTGAAATGGTGCGTGTTTTGGCCATTGATGCCGTTCACAATGCCCATGAACATGACGAAACGTCTGACGCCTGACAAGATCCGGCTGGCTTTATATTGAGTCCGGCTGACTTTGTATGTCAAGCATCTTTAGTCTATTTGTTCTTTTTGTTACATATCATTTGATACACATCATTTGATACACAACCCTTTACTACGGTCGATTGATGATTGACACAGGCAAGCCAGCTCCAGCTCCAGTTGCAATTTGCATCCCTCCAGTATTGGCGAAGGAGGCAGAGCGCATGGCATCAGAAGACCTCCATCCAGTTTGGACAAAATGTTACAAAAAAGGCAGACATTTTTTTGTAACAACGAACAGTCTTGATGACTTGTCTGAAATTGCGGATTTTGCTCGCGTCGAGCTTGAAGAGCCTTCGGCACCATTATCAAAGGTAAGACGGGCGGCTTGTCAAGCTCTTCTTAGCAGAACGCATCGTTTTGTTGTTTTGGAACCATTAGGTGATGTTCATTGCATTGCCGTGAAATGGCGAGATGAACCGCTGCGAGCAATGAAGCACGCTTCGCGTCTGGTGAAACAGTTGCGAGATCAAGCTAGCTTTTTGAATGTGACGATCTTACGCCGTCACTATTAAACCACAGAATTCACTCAACAGCTTCATTGGCGTCACTTTTACGCTGTTGACAACGCTTGCGAATTTTTGCGGCACGCTTTTCGGCTTCCTTGATGAGCTTGCGAGCTTTTTTGGTATCGACAAGGATGTCCGCTTTGGTCATTAATTCCGCCAGCTTCCTGACGTGATGTTGCAAGCTTTTCATATATATACCGTTTTTTTTATTGTGCCATAAAAAAAAGAGAGCCGTGCCAGGCTCTCTTTTTAATGTTTGTGAGCCTCCGATGAACCCTTTTCATCGTGCATGCGATGGGGAGAGCAGCCTCTTATGGTCCATGACGACCATCGTTGTCCCTCGCATTACTCAAGGAGCTGCTTGAAAACAACCTCCTCTCCAGGTCCGCTCAGCCTCGCGGCATTGTTGCAATAACAATGGGCATTTGATAATGTGCCAGAGCCGACTCACTTCAAGAGCATACACCATGACCACCTCCCCGACAATCTTCCTGGTGGGAAGTTTGTCTGTGATTGCAACTCTTTTCGTTCTATTGATTCCATCCAAAGTCATGCCTGATCAGAAAGCGTATGAACGCTGCATTGAGCTGCATCCAGATCGGTATTGCCGCATCGCGAACGGTTTCTACGTTGAACCTTTGCAAAAATCTCTTGACAGGTAGGCCCTGATCCGCAACAATTGACGGCATGTCAGAGATGGCATGCAAATTTCTTCTTTTTTCGGCATGACTAAAACGCATTTCCGAGTGACGCGACGGGCCGCTGATGCCCTGGGCGTCATTCTCCTCGACACTTTGCAGCATTGCGTACTGATCCGTACCTCAAAAGGGCCACGGTTCATGGGGCGATCAAAATTTGATGAATGGGAAGTCTCCCAGCGTCGTGAACGTTCGTTGAATTGTGAAATCACGGCAAAAGGAACCAATACGTGGTACGTGGAAGATTTGTTTACCAAGAGCGGTAGTCAAACAGTCACTCTCACTGGCGCCTACTCATCGGGGGTAGAGGGTCGGTGGCAATGCACCTGTATGGATAGCCATTTCATGGTGGAACATGGTTTAACTCCGTGCTGTAAGCACATCCTGGCTGTTAAGGAGTCTTTGGTATGAGCAACAAATTCACAAGAAAAGCAGGAGCGTTTGATCGTTTCAATTCTTTTCAAGTTGATGGAGAGGGCCATCGAGTGCTGTCTCGTGATCCAGCGACGAGGCATGACGAGATTCGGGATATATATGCACGCAACGATGCTGCCAACAGGAATCGTGTGATACGCATGGAACGTGAATTGGTTCGTCAACAAATGCATAAAGAACAACAGCTTGTTCGGGTGGCTTTAAAAGCTGAGTACAAACGCATGATTAAGGAGGCGACGGAGCAAGGCTTTTTGTCTAACGACTAGATCACCTCCTCCGAAGCGTCCGAAGCGTCCGAAGCGTCCGGCAGCAAGGATTTTCTTTTTAAACAATGAAAAACAAACTCACAGTCACAATTCCTAAAGTCATCTGGTCAGGGGATCGAGAGCATTACAAGCAGTGGTGCTGGGACACTTACGGCAGGTATTTGAAGGACCGCAACGGTTCAGATCAAGAGTTTGCCGTTGAGTTGAATATCAAGTTTGCCAGGTGGTAAAAGCAGTCACCCAGGAAACTGTTACAGCTTTGTCAGGAAAATCTTGACAGAGCTTCTTCCCCTCCTGTACCTTTATTGGTGTCGAAGGTCAGCGATGGCCGCGACGGTTTCTTTTCTGCAATCTCATGACAGTCTCTAATTTTCCCCACATCCAAAACCTTCTGACCGAGGCACTGGCTTCCCGTAATGACAAAGGCGACATGCCTGATGGCTCTGGCCAAATAACAAGCATGAGCGGCGAACTGCGGACTGCAGCTCGCAGACTCGCCAAGGAACTGGGCTTTGATAGCGCCACTGTCAGCAGCAGCGTCCTCAAAAGCCTCCTCGCTTGCGGCGCCCAGCACGGCCCTTCCATGATGGTTGAGCGTTACGCACAAGGCTTTAGTGGTGTCGAAGAAGTTGTCGAAGAGGCTCCTCAAAGACCTCTTGCTGTTCTGCCAGAGCGTGAAGTTGATCAGCCTTTAGTTCAAGCCGTTGTTCCTGCAGGCAAACAAGCCGTCATTCAACAGATGCAAGAGCTAATGGCTCAGGCCCTGGCCCCTGACAACACTGCCTCTGGTATCACTGAAAAGGAAGTGATTGCCCTAATCGAAACCTACGCTCACAAGCCTGCCGAAAAGCACATCATCGTCTCCTTGCCCACTGGCAAGCGTGATATGGGTGAGAAGCTGGTTCATGAGCAGTTTGATTCAGTACTCAAGGCTGTTGCCGCTGATGTGGCTGTCATGCTCGTCGGTCCTGCTGGTTCTGGCAAAACCACCCTCTGTGAGCAGGTGGCTGAGGCCCTCAACCTTCGTTTCTATTTCACTGGCGCTGTTGCGTCTGAGTACAAACTGTCCGGCTTTGTCGATGCTCAGGGTCGAGTGGTTTCCACTGCTTTCCGGGATGCATACACCAATGGTGGTTTGTTCCTGTTCGATGAGGTGGACGCCTCCATGCCCCAGGCAATCATGGCTTTCAATGCTGCTCTGTCAAACGGCCACTGCGACTTCCCTGGCGACATCGAACCTACCAAGCGCCACCCTGATTTCAGAGTGATCGCTGCAGCCAATACGTTTGGTCGTGGTGCTGATCGTCAATATGTCGGTCGCAACCAACTCGATGCAGCTTCATTAGACCGCTTCGTTGTTGTCAACATGGACTACGACAACGTCCTAGAGCGAGCCCTGGCTGGTAACCGCGACTGGACCAAGCGTGTGCAGCGCATCCGTCGCGAGATCCAGAAGCAGCAGATTCGTCACATCGTCAGCCCTCGCGCCTCCATACAAGGTGCCAAGTTGCTCGCTGTTGGCTTCTCGATCGATGAGGTGCTGGATGCGACTGTCTGGAAGGGCTTGGACGCAGATACCAAAAGCCGCATCATCTCGGCAACTGCTGCGACATAAACCGATATATATATCGATTCAAGAAAGGGCCTTGCCAAATCAGCAAGGCCCGTTTACCTTTGCATTGTTCCTGGAGACAGGACAACGCTTCTCTTTTTTTGTTTTCAACTATGACAATCTCGTATTCCGAGCCCGTTCGTCAACGCATAGAACAATCTGGCGGCAGCATTATTCATCGCCATTGGTTTGAGGGCCTGATGCAGGTCACAGCCTGGGCTGGTGATTTAAAAGCTGAGCGTTGGTCAATGTGTTCGAGTCACACTGAAGGTACCCATCGAAAGCGCTTTTCTGGCACTACGAGTTTTCCTGAAGCCGCCAAGCTTGTGAACAAAGGCTGGAAAAAAGGCCGATCTCAGTTGGTCTCTCAGGTTGAGACCCTTGCTTTTAGGAAAGACCTTGTGTCATCTCCGACGTTTCTGTATGACGTTGCAGGCGCTCGTCCCGAAGTGCCGTTGGCTATAGCTGGCGATCCCTGCTGCATGTGGGACATCAATCCTGTAATGGAAAGCAAGTCTCCCACCTATCGCCTGTTTATCAATATATCTGCCTCTGCTCGATGGGAGGCTCGTCAGCTCATGAACTGGGGCGCCTGCATTCTGAGCGTTGTAGACAGCCTGGAGGCTCAGGGGGATTGCAGTATTGAAATCAATGTCTGCCAAGCCAATACTGATGGCGATGGGCTTACCAGTGAATTCATTATTCGACTGAAAGATGCTGGTCAACACTTGGATTTTGACGTGATGGCCTTTGCCATTGCTCACCCTGCCATGCTCAGGCGGGTGATGTTTGGTTGCATGGAGCGAGTGATTGCTGATGATGCAGAAACTCGCATGGGCTCGGGCTATGGCCGCCCTGCCGAGTTGGATTGCGATGTCCTGGGTGGTGAACTGTACGTTCCAGGAGTTGGCAATTCCGGCATCCCTCAGCATTATTTCGACAGATCTGTTGAATCCTTGTTTCCGCATGTGATGGATGGCTTCAAGCGTCTAATGGATGGCCGTCCTTTTGCTCAGCAGTCATGAGTAAAAACAGAATTCAGCAAAAAGCGAAAGCCGCCATCGCGGTGGCTCATCGCTATGGCTTTTGCTTGGTCAGGCATAAGCATCATCTCGTGTTCAGGCATCCTTCTGGCGTCCAGTCCGTCACTTCTCTCACGACTAGCGACAGAAGGTCTTTGAAAAACTTTGAACACGATCTTCGTCGAAAGCTTGACAGCCTCTGACATCTGCATATATATTGCTTTTTGTGGGTCGCGATGTCCCACTCCCTTTCTGGTTCAAACTCATGACACAAACAACTCTCCATCAATATCAAGTCATTCGTCTCCATGATGATGGCGAAGGATTCGATGTGCTGACTTCTTATCGCACTTATGAATCGGCTGACGCCTCTCTGGATCGTTGGTGCAATCGTTTTCAGAACGCTTGGATCGAGATCAACAAAGGCACTTTGAGGTTCGGATGAAAGGCTTCAAATTTCCCGTCACCTATGCAGACCTTGATGCTGCGCCATGGTGTGCTCGCTACAAGCGTCTCACCCGTGACTCCGCATCAGGCTGGAGCGTTGGCACTTTCATTTACGTGGGATGGGAATGGCTCCCGCATAATCCCACAGGCCAACTCGCTGAAATCCACGGTGACACCCTTTCCGAAGCTTTGCTCAATCTTCGCGAACTTTGGGATAACTACATGCATCCACCTCTAACAACAGACAATGACCGAAGCCCGTCAAGTATTGATTGAAGCCGTGTCAAAAAAAGGCACCGCTCGCATTGGCCTCAAGCCCGTTTCCGCAATCATCGAACAAGATCAAGATCAGCGCTGTTTTGTTGTTTTCCCGCAACTCAATCAATGTCGTTGGATTCTTAAAACAAGTGACCCCAATTTTCGCATTCTCTAATGTCCATCAATCCAAATTTCGCTATTGAATTGACTCTCAGGCAATTAATGGCAAAACATGGAATTTCTCGCTCTCGTGCGATCCTGCTTTACCTCAAGCAACTCAAGGAAACTCCTTTACTCTGATTCTGATGCATTACGTCACTCACTATCAAGACAACGGCCCTTACTTTTCTCCAACGAGAGATAGGTGGGAAATCCATTGCTTTCGTGATTTGTTATTCCATGTTCGTCGATGCATGGAAGATCATGATGATTACGTTGCTGTTTATCAAGGCGACAGATGTGCAGCAATCTGGAGCCGTGAGTCTGACATCCAAAGCGATGGCGAAGGTGGTATGGAATCTGCTGGCGAATGGTACGAAATGCACCGACCAGGCAGCCTCAGCCCTGGGCTGTGGAACATAATGGAGAAAAGGTGTCGTGTCGGGTGAACTTTTACAGACTCGGAAAGCTTGAAGAAATGCCAGGGTTCAGCCCTGGCTCTTTAATTACAAGCTTTGGAGAAGTGATCGATGATGAATTCAAAGGCATCAATTATCGGGATGCATTTGTTCAATTTTCAAATACATTCAGTGATTTCGTGCTCATTGATGCATTTAAAAATGCACGAAAAACAGTGATGACGATCAATAGGGAAATACCTCCTCATACCGATAGTGGCGTCCAGTGCGTGATCAACATCTACACACGAACGAGTGATTGCCTCACCCAGTTTTATGACATCGTGGGCGAGCCTGGCGGGTTTCAAATAAAGAATCAGACGGATGGTCAGATTTTTGATCTCAGATCCCTGGAGCCTGCCGACAGTTTCGTGGCAGAAGTGGGCGACGTAATTCTGTTGAATGTCAAAACGCCACATTCTGTCAAGCCTTTGACAAGTGCTCCAGTAGATCGTGAAGCGCTTTGCTTTCAGATTTGCTTGCTTTCCTTTGATCAGATACTCGCATTGCTCTAAAGGCGATAGCTGGAAGGCCGTTTCGCCCCCAAAGGCGGAACAGGCCGATTCGCAGTCTTTTGTTAAAATTGTTTAATAATTCATTCGTTTTTTCTGATGTCTGACAACCCTCGCTTCGGTTTTTTTGCTTTTGCTGAAACCTGGAATGGACGCTTGGCGATGATGGGTTTTGTCATTGGCCTCAGCACTGAAGCCTTGACGGGCCAGGGAATTCTCGCTCAAATCGGTCTTGGTTGATCTAATACTTCACTCTGACCAATAGAAATGAATGCATACGTTGCTTTGACTTATCTGCCTTATAGGTGCCCCTGGGCTTATTACGCAACGTTACTAAAGAGGCTTCGGACCCGGCTAGGATCGTATCTTGAAACCGGCTAGGGTCGTATTTTAGATCCGGCTAGGGTCGTATTAAGGGTCCGGCTAGGGTCGTATTAAGGGCGAAGGGGGGATTTTGGTGATAATGATTCTCATTCTCAATAAAAAATGATAATGATTCTCATTCTCAATAATTATTGATAATGATTCTCAATTGCAATAAGAAGTGATAATGATTCTCATTCTCAATAAATCGTGTGCCAGTTGCAAAATTGTCACAATGATAATGATTCTCATTCTCAGTAAGCTTGTTGATAATGATTCTCAATTGCAATAGATGAAGCTGTATGGTGACTTGGTATTTTTATTGACAATGATTCTCAATTGCAATAGATGAAGCTGTATGGTGACTTGGTATTCTTTTATGTCACTTTGTAACATTTGATACACTCTATTCTTTATACTTTTGTCCTGAACTATTTGGTTTAAGTGTTGCCTACCGTTTCGCCGTAGTGTGTCACGATGCCACGCTAAAACGTGGCGGCGATGACACAAACTGATCATGCAGTTTATGATAACAATGCCGCAGAATTTAGCAAGACAAAGTAAAGAGAAAAAAGCATTTTTAGTCGTATCAATGGCGCCGGAATGATTAGCAGAACTGATCACTGCTGAGAGGCTCCTAAGAGCCTCTGCAAGGGCTTCGACCCTCTTTCGAGTGCTACCCCACCTAGCAAGCATTTCAGCCGATCGCCAGTGATGGCAAGGTATCTCAGCCGTTAATGTTCGCAGTGATACCAAAAATGGATTTCTTGACAGAATCCCACAAGCCGTGGTATTTCGCGCGGCCGCGTTTCCTTTTATCCCTGAGACAGTCACAGCAGCAGAATCAGCAGCCCATACCATCCCCCATCCGATCTCGTCAAGTCAACGAAGCGCATCGATGGACACTTAGAAAGGTGTACCCGGATTGGGATCGTTGCCGTTTCAGCGACTGTTTTTGCTGTATTGTTCATCCAACGGCGCAGCGATGCACCGGCCAACCTCTCAAACCTCTTCAGTCATGACAAACACAACAGCACTTAAGGCAAGCTTCGCAGCGCTTGTGATCGGCTTTCTAGCTCCTTTAGGCGTGATCTTCCTCGCTTCATTAGCCGCAGAGGATCAAAGAGCATTTTTAGCCTGTCGCCAGTCTGGCCAGTCCACTGACGCTTGCATACTTCAAATTCACGGCCGCTGATTAACATTTAACTCCGCAAACTTTACCTTTCTTCCTTAACATGTTCACACCATACAACTCCCGCGCGGTTCTTCCTGGTCACCTGAAACTACTTGAGAGAACTTACAAGATCAACCCTAGAAACATTTTTTCGACTAATCCCAAGACCGAGAAATCAGCGGTTCAAACCTATATTTTGCATCTCTCCCCTGCTAGTACTTCCGGCGTTAATGTATGTGAAAATGCAAAGAATTGTGCAAAGATATGTTTGCATTTTGCAGGGAATCCAGCCTATCTAAATGTGAAACAACAGGCTCGAATTCGTCGAACTTTAGCATTCGCCAACAATCAAGAGGCATTCATGCTGTTACTTGTTTGCGCAATTCTTGGCTTGATTAATAAAAACTTAGGCGAAGAAATAGCGATTAGGCTTAACGGGACTTCAGATATTCGCTATGAAGAAATCGATTTTACAATCACGCCAGAATTCGCATCATTCTGCCGGGCAAAGTATGGGGCAATTCTTCCTATTGGCAAGCGTAACATCTTCGAAGTGTTTAATTACCTTAAAGAGAATACAGGGGAGTTAGTAACATTTTATGACTACACAAAACTTGAGAGGAATTGGGCAGAATGTGCGCGTCTTGGTTATCATTTAACGTTTAGTTTTGACGGTCATAACAATAGGCAAAATGACAAAATAGCGAAGAAAGCACTCGCTAGCGGCGTTAACGTGGCCGCCGCTTTTAACATCAAACGGAGCCAATCCCTGCCGATTGAGTGGACTTGGCAGGGTGAAAAGCGGGAGGTCTTAGACGGTGACTTGTCAGACTTCCGCGTGGATGACAAACAAGGTGGGCACATCGTGGGGCTACGTTTCAAACTACCGCACGGTATGAAATGGTCACAATCAGAGCGCGACTTATTCTGTATGGCTTAAACTTTACCGCTTCAATTGTTCCTTTTAAATCTTCTTCATCATGAAACTTTACGCTCGCAAATTGTCACCCTCTGCCCTAAAAACATTCGGCGAGATCATCAGCAAGGCAAACATTACCGCCTTGATTGATAACGACCGCGACAAGATCGACGACATTGGGGAGATTTACTCCCTCTACGTTGCGGCCAATTGTGGCAATCCTGACGCCACTGAATGGGAAGACTAATAACATTTAACCCTGTACTTTTCATCCTTTTAAATTCTCATGACTGCTCCACTTTTTGACATTGATTATGTCGAACCTACCAAAGATCTTAAATTAAAGTTCTATCAATTCATCTACTTATCAGACCCAATGTGTGACGGCGACATAAAAGTTGGGAGTATAACTGTTGACCATGGAATCACTTCTGTTCCCTATTGTTTACGGTGGGAGAATGTTTCGACCGTTGTTCCTATCATCCGTTCAATCGTCCACTTTGAAACATTGGAAGAACTGCAAGATTATGTGTCATCAAACATTCATATCTGGTGGACTTATTGTGGACCTGAGATCGAAGAATAGCCTCGCTAACTAACACTAACTCATAGGATCGCCTCCCATGCCTCCCGCCATCCCTGCCGATAGTCTCCCCTCTAGTCACAAAATCGGGCCGTCTGAGACGGTCACAGGTTGCTGTCAGAGGATCCCACGGGATCCCTGCCATTACTCGGAATCTGACAAAGTGGGGTATCAGGATTTTTCGATTGTGGATCACATTGCCTGTCAAATGTCAAGACTTTACGACACATTGCGTTGTAACATTTTTAACACCCTTAACACTTGCCAAAATTGGGCATGGTGTGCGAGAATTCAGGAGAACCGCAACCGATCACGACCAAACCTGACACTGTATCATTTGCTACAGCGCAGTAACCCGGCCTTGCGAGAATTTCTTCCGGCGGCTACCCCTCCGAAATGTGGCGCAATTTTTGACAGTTTTTTTTAGAGAGAGTCCAGATAATTTTCCATTATTTTTGAGAACACTGCGTCTGAGACAAGTTTTAGCTCTTCAGGGGTGGCATCGTTTTTGATGGTATTCATTCGATATGAAATAATCCAGATATTGTCAGGGGTGTAGCCACGGGAGGAGTCAATGCGATCAAGGGAGGGCGAGTCTGGATGCGCCTTTGTTTTTTTATTAGCTTCGCAAATAAAAGAGCGCCAGACAAAAGGTCGTTGAGAGATGGGGCAGAGAGGTTCCTTCGCTAATACAAGGAGGCATTGCAATGTCAAGTTGAATTCGCGATTATGCTTTGCTGCTCTTTCCCTAGCTGAATATAACATGCGAGTGCATCTATAAAGCACTGGATCTTGATTAATAGCCTGCTGCTTATGTGCTTTATCAATCTTTTTCTTGCAGGTTTTACAGGTGTACATCTGATGCAGCCAAAACGAAGGGTACACATTGCTGTCATCTAGCAGCACGTTGCATTTATTGCAGTGTTTAGGCAAGTCAGCCATTTTGCATTGACTACTTTGGCAATATTAGTAAGCGAAATAAGCGTAGGCGCCTCAAGCGCCTAAGCGTTATTGAGCGCTTTTAGCTTGTTCTTCCACTCAATAACCCTCTTGATGCACCTTCTTCCGGGAAATCACGGGGTCTGGATTCAATGCTACTTTTTCCACCAGACACTCGTTCATGAGCTTGAAAAGATGCTCGTTTATAGCGATGCCTAAAAATATCAGGTAGCCAGTAGGTTTCTATCCAGTCAATAGTTGGATTTAGTTTAATGTGATGCTCAAGGGAATGAGACATTGCTCCCATTTGGATGTAGCCATCATGAGAAACACAAGTGTTGTCGCTGCTTCTGTATAGATATAAGGTTTTCACTAATGCCTGTTTTAACAAAAGCTTAGCAGGAGTTAAACGATTTAAATACTGAACCAGCGCCGATGGGCACAATTTCCCCTTGCATTGTTAGGACATTTGCCAGCCCGATTAAATAGCGCTCGGTACGCCGCACTTAGGGGCGGCTCCCCTCGCATTTCAGAAGAGAGCGCTTTTCATGAGGGCGTTAAAGCTTATCGCTGCAGTATTTAGCCGCTGCGCCATGCATAGCATAACGTGAACCGCGAGTGTTCTGCGACGTAAACACTGGGATGTGAGCGAGAAGGGTGGTAAAGCTTTTGTTTATTTAAAGAATTCCATACATTGAGAATGGTTGCACGTTTTTTGCAATTCTTTATGTAGCGTGCATAGTCAGTCTTCAATGCAACGCCATGTGGAATGATTTACCTACGCCTCAGACAGTTGGCTCTTTAAAGATTTGGCCAGTTCATAGTCGTCCTGATTATCAGTATTTCATTGCATACGAATCAAAACCTTATTATTTCCGAAGCTATAGCGAGGCTGTCGCCTTTGTCAGAGACAAAGAAGGGGTGGAAAAAGAGGAAAAGTCTGAAGACTAAAAAACCTTACTCTTCGCATTGAATTTCCCAGCTAGCGTGAGCACGCAAGAGCCGCCTCCTCGAAGGAGGGCGGCTCGTTTGTTTCTACGCATTTGAAAAGATGAAGGAAAAGCTTGCCCGCACAGGGCGTGTTCAGAGTTGGATTGATGATCCCTCTGGGCGTCTCCCCGTGAGTTGTACAGTCTTCCAGGTGGAAGATTCGATTCAAGGTGATGACGGAATCGAGGCGTCGTGGCGCTTCGTGAGTCACGGATTAAGACATGGAGCGGGGGTTGCAGTGCATCTGTCAAAACTGCGTCCAAAGGGCTCTGAGAACGGCAAAGGGCTTGTCGCCAGCGGTCCTGTGAGCTTTGGCAAGATTTATAGCGTCTTAAATGAAATTTTACGACGGGGTGGGCGTTATAAAAACGGTGCGATAGTTTTGCACTGCGATTATACCTGTGAAGACGCACTTGAGTTTGTAGAAGCTACACGAGCAAGCCTACCTTGGGTGAAGCGTTGTTTAAATGTAGACGAGAATTTTCTTACAAACGCATCGTCAGAATTAATTGAAGCCACATTAAAAGGCATTGGCAGTGGTGACATTTGGCTGAACAAGATGCGCTGGGATGACAAGGGTGATCGCATTTTGCCGAACGTGTGTTTGGAGGTCTATTTACCTCACAGGGGCACTTGTTTGCTGGAACATATCAACGCTGCGGCATGCACTGTTGAAGATTTAGAGACTGTATTTGCAGAAGGCATGACAGAATTGTGCGAATTGCACGGCAAAACAGGAGTTGGTGACAGTGGAGAGTACCTGCCTGCCATCATTGATCGTCAAGTTGGGCTGGGAATTTTAGGACTTTCTAATTTCTTGCGTCAGGCTGGCACTTCGTATGAAAGCTTTGGCTTTGCATTGGAAGCTTTTTTCGGAGCGCCTGCTGATTGGGTGCGTTGGGAGGAGACAATTCCAGGGCGAATCGTAGAATCAATGAACAAAGGTATTCAGCTTGCCGCTCAAGTAGCTCGTGAGCATAACATGGTGAGGGCTTTTGCTATTGCACCAACCGCATCGTGTTCTTATCGATATACAGATTTAGATGGATTTACGGCAACTCCTGAGATTGCTCCTCCTATTGGTCGTTATGTGGACAGGGATAGTGGGACATTTGGTGTTCAAACTTATGATTATGGCGCGGTAGAAACGGCTGCAGATGTGGGCTGGGAGAATTACAAGCGCGTAGCAAATGGAATCGTTCGGTTGTACCAATCAACAGGCTTGTTTCATGGTTATTCTTACAATTCGTGGAGCGATGTCGTTGAATATGACCATGAATTCTTGAAGGATTGGCTAGAGTGTCCTCAGACGAGTCTCTATTATTCGCTGCAAGTCCTACCGGACACTCAGCGTAAAGATGACGCCTATGCGGCGTTAGATGACGATTTCAAGGGTCTTTTCGGAATTGGCGAGGAGTCAAGTTCCGAGGAGGCTGATTTGTCGTCTTGTGATATCGAGGCCGGATTCTGCGCTGCATGTGCGGAGTAATTTTCATCTCTTTTTTGCTGATTAAATGAAGACAAAATCTCCTTATCTGAACATGCTGTCCAAGAAGCGTCCTTGGCAGGCTGTGCCTATTGATCAAGGGAAGCTGGTTGAAGGTGGTGAATCCACGTTGTTCCGCGCATTGGCTCTACGGCACCTAGAACTGCCTGTCAAGGACTTTCTTCAACAGGGTCTAGAAAAGGAGCTTCCCAGCACCCCTGGAGTGCTGGAAGCTCTTCTGGACAACCAGAAAGACGAAGAGCGTCATGACCAAGCGTTGAATTACATCGCTGCAGCTCATGGCGTTAATGAACAAGCAGAAAAAGAGGCTCAAAACATCTTGCAGGCATGGCTTGAGCATCCTGCTCATCCTATTTTGAAAGCATCAATTCTTGAACGATCCATCTTCTTCGTCATCCTCCCCTTCATGCGATTTAATGGAGACGTGGGTATTCGCACGGTCAGTGCGGACATTAGTCGTGATGAAATTAGCCACGTCGGGATCCACTCGTTGGTCGCACGCGAACTTAATGAAACTGCGGGAGAGTCTTTAAACAAGCTGCGTCGTGCAACAGCCCTATGGATTTTTGATGAGCTTGGAGATTCAGAAAATAAGTGGCAGAATAAAAGCTTCTGGTTGCGCCAGAGTGACCACTTGTTTTCAAAAGGCAGAGCCGAAGAGCTGGCCGAAACGCAACGCAGTCGTATGCCAGCGTTTTTTGAAGCTCCAAACACTTCACTTCCTTCGTATGGACGCGCATAGTGACGAAACTGTCGTCACATTCTCTTACAACATTGATGCATTGCATTTGGAATACAAGACCACTTGCGATGCATTGAGAAACTGGGCCGGTGGAGATGCCAGGGAACAAGAATTCCTAGTGTTTAAAAAGCAAGAGCTTTTTCGAGCATTGGTTGAGCAGTCCCTGCATCTCCCTGACTAGCCGTTAAGATATTGCTTCCGTCTCCGAGGAAAGGACGGTTTAAGGAAGAGCAGGAGTCCTTTGCCTGCCGAGAGGAAGCGAAAGCTTCCTCTTTTTTTTTGCCTAGAAAAAAAGGGCCTAATGGCCCTTTTTGTTCCTATCCGTACATCTTGTGTTTTTACACGATGCCGATAGCTATGTTGCCAGGAGGGGAAATAAAGCAGCCCCGTGTCGTGAGAACACTAAGGAGCGGGATCAACACTCCCGCTCTTTTTTTTCACATTGTCTTAATATAAGGCACACCGCGATACACAAGCGAAGCTTTGCGAGCTTCCTTTAAGCGCTGGCTTTTTGTCTTCTGAGCCTTGATGATTGCAAGAACGTTCATTGTCTTAACCGAAACGCCAGACCCCGTTCCCTGTCTGGTTTCAATGCAGCCCATAGTGAGGCCGAACGTGTCTTCAGTATAAAAGAAGACAAAAAAAAAGAGACTGGCCTGAATCAGTCTCTTTTTTCCTCCTCGACTAAACCATCGGTAGCAATGGTTTCCCGACAAAAAGTCTTAAGCCTCTTTGTTGGTTATGCGCTGTTTGAGAGGCATCCTTAAAACCTCTCAAATCTCCCAACGCAAGAAGAGCACCGCGTATGCACTGAAAGTATAGAGGGTCAGACGCACTCCGTCCAGTAAACAACAGCACCTTGTGCCTCTAGCTGGCGGCGAAGATATTTAGCTTCCTTCAGCTCCACCAAGCGCTCGTAATGATGACCATTGAGTTTGTAGCGCATGAAAATCATGGATCAACAGTCGTAAACTCGGCACTCGGGCTGCCAGAAGCCTTCTGCTGAGCAAAATTCCTCCCAATGCCTCTCACGCTTCCAGGTGGCAAAGTGATCGTTGTAAGTGGTGAAAGCTTTTTTAGCCTGCATGCTGTCTCGACCAAAAAGGTGAATAGCTTTTCCATAGCTATCCGAACTTTCAACGACCTTCTGGAATAAAACGTGTAGAGCTTCGCCATCCATTTTGAAACTAATGCTGTGACCTTCAGGCTACAGAATTAGTTGTCACTAGACCTTGGATTCTGTTTTTTCTTCAGCGTATGCTCAAGTTTCTGCAGTTTTGGTAAAAGATTTGGCTTGTATAAATGCTCTGCGTTGAGCAGTTGTAAAGCCGTCTGGTTGCCAACGTTCAGCAAGGCTACAAGAAATTTGGCCTCCTGATATGTGATTTCAATGTTTGCCACGAAAGCATTGCTGCATATGATTCTCGACAATACTAGATGAATTGTTCGAGCCAGTTCACGTCGTCTTCTTTATTTGCTGCATGAATAGCTGCTGCCATTGCAAAAGCATGATCATCAATTCCAGTTTGCTTGCCACCGCTGACTGACCACTGTCCTCCAGACTTATAAACAACAGTAAGGTTTTTAATTTCGTTTAAAGCTTTTTCGTGATTGTAAATATTAATCAATCCTGCATTGAACAATTCACGCATTTTTGAGAATGCTTTAATCTTGGACCCTACTGTCCATGTGAGTTCTTCAATGGGGAACTCCCCTGCTAGCGCTTGAATTGTTCCAGCACTGTTGTACTGGTCCATGACGATCTTGTCAAAAATGTATAATTTATGCTGCTCTTTTATCCAGTCCTCAACTGCGCCAATGTTTACTTCTTTTCGTCCATTAATCTCAAAATCAGCAGCGAAAGTGTGAAACTTATCGACTACAAGGGTTGAGTGTTCAAAATGAACAATACAAGCGGTGTAATTATCTCGACCAACGCCTCCACGAGCCGGGTCAAGAGCCAAGACGTAACTACCTTGACTGTCAGCAGATGGTGGAAGAGCGTGTCGCTTGTCATCAACGCATGCATCGACAATGTCGCTAGCAATAAGAGCGGAAAGATTAGCGGCAAATTGAGCGCCATATTCAACGTTGAACTTGTCAGGATCACGCTCCCTTTCCATTGCAAGGAAGTCTTTGCTGATCGTGGGGTTCATTTCCCACGTTGGCAAATTCACGGCTTGCAGATATGGGAAGCGTCCTGAAGACGCTTCCTTGAAATGCTGGTAGAAGAGGCCGTCAGTGAGCCATGGCGATGAAAGTTCCAGGATTTTGCCGTGACCACCAAACTGAGCTACTGCTGGCGAAAGTGCGTCATAAATGCCCTTACCACCGCTGTTTGCATCTCCATCAACTGCAAACGCAAGCTCGTCGAACACACAAGCACAACAAGCAAGACCCCTAGCAGCTCGTCCCGAAGTGGGGATCGCTTTGAAAACACAGCCATTTGACATTTCCAGTTGATCAGCAGTTTCGCGCACAATTTCTTGAGCGAAAGGACTGTCGAGAATTAGTTGACGAATGTTATTGAGAGCAATGCGACTCTGGTCCTGACTGTTTGCAACAGTGAGGACGTACCACTTTTCGCCCTTTCTCACTCGTTTTTTGTACTTATCTTCAAGGACAAAGCAGATGTACACACAAGCAACTGCCGCCATTAAGGTCTTGCCGCTTCTTCGACCCAAGGCCCAGGTGGCCTGCGTGTAACTGCCAGAGAAAAAGCTATCAAGAACTTCCGATTGCTTGGGATATAGCTCAAGCTTTAGAGCGTGTTTAGCAAAATCAGAACAAGAGAGCATTGTCTACATAGCCTTTCAAAGATTGTATCGGCCTTAAGTATTCTTTTGGCATGAAGTAGCAAGGGCGACCCTTTACATACTCCTGCCTCCACTTTTCTTGCATCGCTTCCGAGGCTTTTGTCCAACCTTGAAGAATCACTCGCTTTCGTTCGACAGTGACTAGCACAAGCGTTTTCGAGGGTTTCTCGTCAAGCTGACAAATCAAGTCATAGCGATGAAAAGGTCGAGTCTTCACGTCAATGTCAGGAGGAAGGTCGTGCGAACCACGACTTGCTACGACATCGCCAAAGACTTTGTCTTTGAGGTTGAGGTAGCTGGCTACTGCCATTTCGCCACCTGCTCCAAGTACATGCATTCGTAAGGCCAATGGGCCTTTCTCTGCTCCTTTATTACGTCCTTTAAGGTTTTGACGCTCATTCACTGACTGCCTCCTTTGAGCTTCGGCGTGAATTGCGCTCACCTCCTCTGCAGTTAACTGCCATTGCAGACCCATTGTGTGCATGTTGTGCTGTCAATTAAACATAAACACGACGTAGAATATGTCAAGGAATTATTGATTAAAAATGGCGGAAATTACGGGAAGTGATGCTGTGAATCTGGGCCATAACGGTCAGGCCGACGTGCGAGCTGACGGCTTGCAGAACGTTTTTACAGGCATGGGCACCAGTCGTGACAAGACGACAAGAACCACTGTCCAGTCTGTAGATTTCATGAACAAGGAAGACCTTGAGGGTCTTTATTCCAATTGGCTGATGCGCCGCATTGTGGACCTAGTGGCCAACGAATGCACCAGGGAAGGTTTTGAGATTCTGTTTGGTGGGGAAGGTGTTAATGCTCAGACGCTTTCTGGCGTTGAGCAGTCAATCGAGGACATGGAAATCCTGCAATATTTCAACGAAGCAGCTAAAACTTCAAGGCTGTACGGCGGCAGTACTTTAATTTTGTACATAGACGACGGTCGTCCGGCAGAATTTCCTGTTGATATTGAAAATATTCGAGCAGTGGAGGGAATGGAATGCCTAGACAGGCATCAGATTGCTCCAGTAATTAAAGAAGAAAGCCTGTATGACTACTCGAAAGCCACTCTTTACGAGATTATTTCAGGAGATTTAATTCAGCAGCCAAACCTATCTCGTATTCACAAAGATCGCATTTTGCGCTTTGATGGTTTGTGGATGCCATATCGAGTGAGGCAGAAGAACTATGGCTGGGGAATGTCAGTGCT